TTATGTAACTTGTTTTTGCAGTGCCATTACCATATATCTCAATATTACTAATGTTTAAATGACTTCGATCATTTACTAGATATTGATTAAATTCAGTGTTAAACTTATAAGTGTCTAAGTCTGCACCCAAGTTAAAGAACTGAGCAGGTTTAGTTAACGCAAATATTCGCATTAAGTCAAATGGATAAGATGAACTTCTTCTGTATGAGAATTCTGCCGGAGCGTCATCTCCTACTTTCCAATCACGTTGTAGTATATTAGAATCATATGCACCTATTATTGAATCAAAAGGAGAACGTAAATCTCCGTGTTCGTCTACTGGAATAATTTTACTTAAGCCAGGACGTTTTAATTCATCAACAGTAACACTTGTCGTTCCACCTGTATTATAAATAATACCTGCTTCAATATCTCCCCACATAACACCGTTTTCACTTGTGTATGGGGCAGGACCATAACGACTAGTCCACCAAGTTGGTATCTCAGTAAACCCTAACATTTCCCAAGGTGCTATATTTGGTTGAGATGTTCCATAGAAGTATTCATATACTCCTCTCCAATAACCTTGATCAATTGGTTTGTTATCTAGTTTATTTCCTGATTGAAAATAGTTCCAACTAAACTGATTGCCTTTTGTATATCCTGTTTGCGTCTTGTAATCAATTCTGTTTTGTCCAGCCCAGTTTAAAAATTGTGAACTATAAATTTTTAAATAGTCTTCTGTTGTATATGTTGACTCTCTAAAGAATCCAGGTAACACTTCATAACGTTCAATAGGAACAAGTGTACTTAATTTAATATTGTTATAGATTCTAGTTTCAAATTCTAATAATGCTTGATCTCTAAAATCAGTAAGTCCTGTCTCTGGTGTATAATCTAATGTATACAAAGATGTATATGATCCATCATGTCCTCTCAACATATATGTTGGCGTTTGATAGTTTGGATCTAGTACGATTTCAGGTTTCCATTTAGGATACATACCTAACTTAGTTGGGGTATTAGGTACAAAGTTACCATATGTTTGATTGTATTCTTTAATAGTAACAACATCGCCTGCTTCTAAATCTTTAGTTACTGTCAACGAAGGTGATGTTGTTGATACAACATAGTCTACGTCTCTGATTAACTGAGATGTCTGTGTGACGCCTGAAGTTGTTCTTGTTAGATAAACAAGCACACCACTATAATTTGCTTTAGTAAAATCATACGTTTGGGCTAGAGGGTAAATAGACTCTTGCAATGCGTTTGCAAACGTATATGTATTTGTTTTGTAAGGTGCTTGTGATGGCAACATATCTGACCAGAAGAAAGAATCTTCTTCAGACTTTGCCGATACTATTTGTTCTAGTGCTGTGTCTAAGATATAACTAGGTTCAAATCTTCGTTCCCATTCAATGTCATTTACAGTTTTTACAATTTGTTGCTTGTATTGAATGTATTGATTAGAATTGTATTGTAGTGCATTGAATAAATTATGCTCTGACTTACGTAAGAACACACTAGGCAATACCAATGATGCAGAGTTTTGAATAATCTTTGTGCCGTACGGTACTAAATTACCTAAATCTCTTAAATTGTTTGATCCAAAGATTGTACCTTCTGAGTTTGGATTGTTAATAAAGATGTCTTGGTATTGTGATCTAATGTCACCAATGTCTGCAATTTCTAAATCTGTATTAAAAGGGTTGTTGCTTAAATTAATAGGTATGCTATAATAAGCAGACTCAGATGTCTGATTACTTAGTATTAAAATTTGTACAGGCGTATCTACTGTTGGAGCAGTATTTAATGTAATCTTTGTTGTGTTGTCAGTTTCTGTAATTGTATATGTAGATTCTAATTGATATACGTTGTTCACATATACTTGCACACGTGGCCATGAATCATCTGCTTCAGGTATTACAGCAACATCACACGTGAACGAGGCTACGGACCCTTTACTATATTCTAGTTCAAATACTTGGTACTGAACTGAGGGGGCAAGTGCTGTTTGCCAGCCCAACTCACGTGTTTTGTCGATACGTGTAGAATAATTATACACATAACCTGTATTGACTTTCTCGGTTATTGGTGTTGACCCAGTAACATATGAGAATGAGTCAACATTAAGAGAGCAATCAAAACTAATATCACCTACATTGTCTACTGCTGAGTAACGTAGTGGGAAACCAAGTATAGCATCATTGATGCCAGTGCCTCTACCATAAGAAAATAGTTTGTTACCTAAAAATGATGTACCTTGATAAATTGTTGCATCACCAAATGACACTCCATCTTTGTCAAAGACATCGAACTGTGGTGCCTGATTAACTGTAAGTTTTTGCTGTGCTTCTTCCCATGTGACACCATCAAACCAAAAAGTAGAACCTTGATAATTGTATCCTCTAAGTGCTACTGTTTGATCATCTGGTAAACACAGTGAATCTTCTGCTTCAGTTAAAGTTATGATTGGAGTAGATCCAAATGTAATTGTTGAAAAGCCAACAACATAAATCTTGTTTCTAACTTCTAAATTTGTATCTGCTGTAAAGACAACTCTTGCGCCGGAGAACAATTCATAATTGTTTACAGTTATATCACTTCCTACAATTGATACATTTGTTTGACCAACTACTGTTGAGTTAGCAAACCCAACTGTTAAAATAGTATTAGTTCCAACTACTTCAATATTTGTAATTTGTGTATTGTTGGGTAATGTAGAGTTAGAGTCTGTTATATACATATTAACATCAAATGACGTATAAATGTCTGCTGTTGGAATAGTAATTGTCGTACTTGTTCCTGTTACACCTGCGATTGTAGCAGTGTAACTTGTATATGTTTCTATGTCAGGATAGTATTGTTGCTTGTTTGCAACTTGGTCAAATACATTCGTTGTTCTTGTGTCTATAAAATCTACAGGCGCTTTTGCAATTGTTCCTGCATCAAATAGTTTTAAGTTTGGATAAAACTCAATGATTGGTCGTTTTGCTTTTGCAGACCCTGTTGCATAAGTTGTAACGATTGACGGGTCATCATTATATTTAGCCGTTGCATTAATAACATCGATGTGAAACCATCTATTAGATCGTGACCATGCATTTTTATTAATAGAATTTCTACCGATCGTAATATAATCTTGGTCGATAGGAATAAACAACTCTGTATCAAAGTTACCAATTGAATATGGTAACGAATCATAAGGAATATAGTTTGTTCCTGTAAAATCTTCAGGTACTGCTAAGTCTGTTGTAGGAATCAAGTTAATAGATTCACCTACTCCTTGCACATAATACTCACCTGACAAATATTTTGAAGGAATAACATCTCCATTGAATTGTACTTTTAATCCGTTTGTAAATACTACTCCATTTGTTGATGTAAATGTTTTTTGACCTAAGATATCTTCGTCAACATCTAAAGTGTTTGTTAAATTACTTTCGATTAATTTAATAACACCCACTTTATTTGCATTTGTGCCGTCTTGGTAGTATAATGTATCTAATAATGCTGAGAGATAAGGTACTTTTGTAATCTCACCTGCTAATGATCTATAAAAGTCTAAGCCGATGTATTCTGTACCAAATTGAGCAGTAATCTTTTCTTCGGTTGGTATTACACCAGCGGGAATCAAACGAATTGTTGGGTCTGATGAATCTCCTACATATGTAATTGTATAAAAGTTTTCATTAACATTTGTGTAAAAGCCTTCTTCCCACAAACCTTCATTGATGTTTGCTACCATTGAACCTGTATCAGCAACTAATGATAATGTCGGACCATTTAATGTTAATGAAATAGTAAATGATGTTGAATTGATAATATCTTTAACATAGTAAATCGTGTCAACATCTAGTCCACCAAGTAATGGATCACTATCAGGTACTGCTGTAAATGTAACTGTTTGATTTGCAACTAAGTCTGTTGTTGTTCCAGATGACAACTTAAGTTGTGATGTTGTTGTCTCATCAATTGATAAAGTTACCGGAGCAACAATTTCAGGAGATGTTAAATTAACATCATAGTTTGCGCCGTTTTCATCAAAGAAAGATTGTATGAATCCTACTTCGTTTGGTTCTTCTGTTTGATAGAACATAACAGTAAGACCTTCTAGTGAAGTGACACCATCAATATTTCCTACTTGACTAACTGTTAATCCATTGACTTCTGAAAATAGTTTTGTACTTACAACACCTACTGAGTTTTCGCCAGGGAATAAAAAGTCATTTTGTGCTTCTCTATTAGGAACAGTAAATGTTACATAACCTGTAGTTGCACCGTTGTTATTGACACCCAAGATTTCTCTTGTGTTTTGTGCTCCGTCCATGCCTGTTACTCCAGGCACACCCTGTATCCAAAACTGAGTTTCTTGGTTTACTGCAAACCTGTATGAACCACCACGTAACAATGTTAGTGTAGGATTGAGAGAACCAGATGCGGCGCCTAATGCTTTAATGCTATATGCGTTTGATGTGTCAGTAACAATGTAATCAGATTCTGAGAACACAGTAGCACTAGCAACTGTGACTGCTGGAGGACCATCTGGTATCCAAAAGTACTGATTAAAATTAATTAACTTATCTAAGTCTGTAAATGAATCCCATGAATAAATTTGACTGTTAAACAAACGAGAATTATCTAGTGTTACACCGCCTTTAAGTTGCAATGCATCAATAAGTTCTGGGTATGTTAAGAAGTCTTTAGCAGTAGATTGATTTTCGTTTAGAAATGCAGTGCCAGGTGCTAACTGATAATCTGTTCTTGTTTTGTTTGGCTCTGTTACATAATAATCTTTTGCATTGACACCGTACCCAAACTTACTTCCAACGTACCCTTGCAACGTTTCTGTTTTGGGTTCGTTTACTAATTGATCTAATGTTGCACCTAAGAATTGTGCGTTGGTAGAGGTTTTAAATATCTCAGGTAGAAACTCTAATGTTCTGATCTTTGCCATATTTTATTTACAACCTTATGACTGCATTGTTGCAGGAGTTAGTGCAGGTACAATTACTATATCATTTGTAGTAGCCGCGTTTACAAATATCTCATACGGTCTACATTTAATTTCATATAAATCACCAAATAATTTTTCTGGATCATCTGAAACAAGTATAACCGAACTCACTAGTTCTCCTATTTGTTCATGTAGATACGCACTTAATTCTGAGAAGAAGAAAGTATCGCCAAAGTTCCAATTGTTAATATCAAAATAACTATCCATCGCCGCTAATACAGAACTTCTGATTTCACTATTAGATGCATTTGTTGATTGTGATTTTACCACTTTAATAGTTGCTCTCAATGATTGATCTGCTTTAGGCCCGAACAATGGTTTAAATGTAACACTATTTAATATGACTGAATCTGACAGCATTTTAAAATCTTGTACTTTTGGATATGTTGTATTCAATTCATTCAACGTTGGTTGATTAGGTTTGTTAACAGTGTTTGTTGTATCTTTAATATAATTATTAAATGCCGTATAGTATGATTGTGTTACTACATAAAGATCAACGATATTTGTTGTTGCAGGATCAATACGTGTTGTGTTATTAGCATTGTGTCTATATTGATAATCCAGTCCTTGTCTTCCTGACTTAATAGAATAATCTAATTGTTCAGTCATAATATAATTAGGAGTTGTTATAGTAGGGTCTTGTATAGACTTATAGAATTTGTTATCAGTGTATGCATAAAATAATTGTCCTTCAGGGAACTCATACTTGACAATTTCAACTTGATTTTTAGTTCCATAAGTATAAACAATATCTGTACTTGGTACAATTAATTGTCTTGTTAAATTTACTGGATCAGTAATAGTTCTAAAGAATACATACACTCCAATATTTGCGCCATTATTTACATAGCCAGTAATGTCGTTAAAGAAGTCTGGGTCTAATATTAATTGACCGTTGTTTACATCAGTTGCGGCAACTTCAACTTGGAAGTCGTTTACATAACCGTCACTTTCAACTGTTTGCCCTAATATATTAACTTTAGTATCTTCTCCTAATGCAGTTGCTGTATTGAATACTGTGTTAATACCCAATACATTAATAAAGTCTTGTATGATTTTACCTGTAAACGGATCATATACTAATTCATCTTTGTTATAAGTAAATCTTGTATCAGCAACACTACCAAAATAGTATGTTAATGATCGATAAGTTACTGTATACCGATTGTTTCCTAAACTAGTAAATTTAACAAAGTAATTTGCATTTGATGCTGAGCCAATTGACCAACGTTCTTGGTTAATCAATAGTGAGTTGTTAAAGATTAAAGTAAAATCTTGTTGTAATTCAATTTTAAGAATTGCTTCTTGTATGACATCACTTGATAAAGAATTATCAAACACCGGAATAAGTTCTGTAAGTATTACGCCGTCAGGTATATAACCATTTACTGTTACTGGACCCTGACCGTTTGCAAATGTTCCTTCGCCGTTGTTATTACCATCACCAACAACATTTAATATTGTTGACCATATATAATTTTTTTCTCCGCCAGTGGGTACTCCTGCAACTAAACGATTGTCTGCATCAAAATAAAATCCAGTTGGCGCATCAAATTTTAATAATGCTCCTTTAGTTGCATACGTTGCATTAGTAGTAGTAAATGTTCCTATAGGTTGAGGTCTTTCTATGGTCCCATCAAGTGAGTAAAAATATCCAGTTTCACTTGTTGTGTCAACTGAACTTGTTTTCCAATATAAAGTATCTCCACCGCTTGTGCCTGGATATGCATAACGTGTATAGTTTTGAATGTAATACTGATTAGCACGATTCAATGCAAGTACTGATGCTAAATCATCAGTGAAGAATTGAATGATGTCTGATGTGTTGTTCACTTGCAATGTTAAGAAGCCATCTTCATTGTCTTGGTATAACGCTCCGTCATCGCCAAATGAATTTGTACTTGAATACTTTCCAGTAGGGTCAAGTAAATCTAAATTCTTAGATACGCCAATAGAACTTCTATTGATTGCTTTTGATTTAACAATAGAGTTATATAAAGTATAAGGGAAGTTTGTGTAGTCTTCTCCGTTTACCATTCGATTTTGTGTATAGTATCTTGTTGGCGCTCTTTGCTTAATCTGTGCTAATGGTTCTCTTGCTTGTGCATTTGTTACTGCGACAGGTAGTGCAAAATTTATAGACAAAGTTTGTTTACTGCCTACTCTGTCAACATACGTAAGAGAAACACTTACTCCGTTCATTTCCGAAGGATCAATAGTATATGTTAATGCATTACTTGATCTTACATATGCTTTAAAGTTACCTACGGGCATCTCTGAGAATACTCCGTCACCGAATACATATGTAACTTGATCATTTACACGTGAGTTTACAGAAAATATTTTTTTATCACTTGACTCTGTTTGTAAGTAAGCATCAGCATAAACATTTTCTACTTGTGACCATGCACCTAATGTGTTATCTGCACTTATTTGATATAACCAAGTATCAGATTCGTTTACGCCTGTAACATCAATGTTAATTGTTTGATTTGAAATTTGTTGTTGAAAATCAAAGTTAAATGGAGTCAGTGATCCTTGTTTAAAGAAAAACATAAAGCCTGTATTCGGGCTACCAAAACCTAACTTGTCATTTCTATATAACATATTAATTTTATTAGTCGGCGCCGGAGGAATCTCATACACATAGTTTTCATCTAATGACGTTGAACTCACTAATTCAAAGTTCATACCTTTACCGTCTACTTGTGAAGTAAAGGGTACAATAGGCATTGTACCATCTGGAAGTCTTATTCCATATTCACTTGTTCTAACACCTAAAATTTCAGCACTATTGCTTGGTCGTCCTATTTTTTGTGAATCAACCATAGCCGCATTGAATATTGCATTCATCTGATCTAACCAATTAGAGTTAGATGGATCATTCCAACTGATCGGAGTGTTGCTTAGATTAACTCCATTTGCATCTTTGACATTTTCAGTTGTTCTAATAGATGTTACTTTCAAGTATCCAGATGCACATGAATTTCTTTTAGGTGTGTAACCAACTAAGTCTGCTAATTTTACTACAGAGTCTCTGCGTTCGGCCGTGTCGATGAAATTTTCACGTGTGTTTAAATCGTTTCTAAAGGCAAGACCTTGACCCATAAAAGCCATAACATCAAGTAGAGCAATGAACTCTGAACTTTCGATATAATCATTGTAAGTTTCAGGATAATAAACTTTAATATAGTCAATAAAACTTTTTCTTAAAGTTTCATAATCATATGATCGAAAGTCTGCCTCACGAAAGGTTTCGTAGATTGCTTTCCAATCATTTACTCCAAAGAGTCCTGATTGCCTTGAACTTGTAGCCATAGTTTTTCCCTGTTTCAAGTATTTATCTTTATGGAAAAACCGACTTTTTTTATGCTATAGCGGCAACATTTGTTTGAGAATCAAAGAATAATGCTAGATCTCCAGCATTATTGTATGGAGTAATTGATAGTTGAACTTCTATTAAAATACCATTATCTCTAGGATATGCTTGTATTGTATTGATAGTAAGACGCGGGTCTAACCCAGCAACTCGTCTGACTTCATTTTGTATCTCAATTTGAACATCACTTGTATTGGGTTCAAATATAAAGTCCCATAATGTAGTTCCATAATTAGGTTGACCGACTTTTTCACCACGTCTGATATTAAGTGCATTAACTAAATCTTGTATAACAAGTTGTTCATCAGTCAATCTAAACTTTTTACCAAAAACAATAGGATTAGTTATGCCGTTTGCTTCTCCATCAACAGCAGGTATAGGATTGACAGTACGAGGTTTGTCTGCATTAATTGTTGAGAATCCTATATAAGTTGCCATAATACTATTTATACCCTATTATTTTAACTTCCAAGTAGTGCCGTCCCAATACCAACTAAGTCCGGCTGCTCCAGTGCCAGCGGTAATATAGTTCTCGTTGATAGTAATGACACCACCGACTCCACCGCCACCGGCAGTTTGATCTCCGGCTCCTGTATTATCTGCTGATCCATCTACTGATGTTAGTGGACCATCTCCAATATCTTCACCTTCGACACTTTCGACTGTATTTTCGGGCGCCGGATATCCGCTAATAACGGGTGTGTAGTCAGTCGAGTACGGTTCAGATGTAGAAGCAGAATATTCATTATCTACTTGTGTTTTTCTAATAGTTGCAAGTATGCTTGAGTATGTTGTGTCCATATATTTATTAAGGTCTAAAGTGAGTCCGTCTCTTATTCCGTTGAAAAACTCATCAGTGTTGCTGTCGAGGCCGACTTGATTGGCATCAGTCAGTATCCCGAGATCGGAAGTAGGATCGGCAAACGAGTCTCCTCTACCTGCGTAGGCGCCGACAGAATATCTCTGGAGTGTGGACTCAATACTATCAAAACGATTTACTAATCCCTGTTGGACGCCGCTTCCACCGGCAGTACCTGATGAATATGGGTCATATGTATCACTGGGCACTGAGATACCAGCAAACAGTGCTTCTGCGGCTTCGATTTTGGATACTAAGTTTGCATATGTAGGTGATGACGCGGCATCTTCAAATGCCTGTTCGGCTTGTTGAATTTCTAGTGAACCTGCAGGGAATGTTGTTTGTGCTTCAAATAGTGCCGATTGTTTCTCAGCAATTCCTTTAGATAAAACACTTAATGTTTGTATATCTTTTGACAGTTCTTTTCTTAATGCTAATAAATCGTTAGCCGCACTTATAGCGCCTTGAGGTATTTCTCCTAATAGATTAGGTTTAGGTATAATTGAGTCTGTTCCACCTAGCACTCCATCAATTAAACTTGTAATACTTGAACGATCATATGTATTAACCGCTACGACAGGTAGTTTGATAGTAGACCCGCCACCTGCAGTTAAAGAAGACAATGCAGATTTTAGTGCGGCTGATGCTCCAGGACTTAATGAACCTGAAAGGGCTCCGCCGGTTATATCACCAGTTAGTTGCTTTGTCATAGCACTAAATGTACTTTTAACATCTCCCAAAATACTATTACCATCAAAGACATTGGCTCCGGGATCTTCGCCTTTAAACGCCGATCTGCCAATATTACTTAATTTACTTGTAACACTGCTTAAGCCGTCTGCTATTGGATTAACTGCGTTTGGTGCATTATTTAAAACTGCTCCTGCTAGTTTTTGTCCACCTGGCAGGTTACTTACACCTGATGCGATAGTTCCTGATATTTTTGAAGATTGTCCTTGCTGTACTTGTCGTGCCGCGGCGCCTAATGTTCCTTGAACTGCTAAGGTTTCTGGTGCAACGCCAGAAGCATTTAAAGCATTTAAAGATTCACTGATTGCGGCTTTGGCTAGATCGTCACCTGATGCGGCAATTGCGGCGATGGCTCCTG